ATTTTTTGAGTGATTTCAGCTGTTTCATTCTGAATATAAATTACATCATTCTTTTTTATCTCACTTAAATCTTTTTCATAACATAAATAACCATAAGCATAATTATTATAATAATATATCAAAGATTCATAATTATCACCATTTTTATAAAGTAACGCATAATTTTCATTCTCAAATATTTTTAATTTACCATAGGGTTCAATAATTTTAATCTTTTCATTCTCTTCATACAAGATTATAATATTAATCCGAATACCATCAAAAGTAAGATTATTCTTTTTTTCACTGATTTTCATCAATAACGGAATTAATAATCTTTCATCTTTTGGTTCATTACTTGTTAAATAATTCTTGAAATTTTGTTTTACATCCTTGATTAATTCTTTATCATATTTCTTTAAAGAATATTTCTTCTCTTCGCGAAAATATTGAACAAAGGATCCCGTCCCAATTGAGAATATTTCATCATCAGATAAAATCTCCAAATCACGAACTAAATATTCTTTTAATTTGAAATCAGAATAATTTCGTTTCTTGATTTTATCATTGTTAATATTTAAACAATGAATCATATCTAAACAACGCAAGAAAGCTTCACTATCCTGAATAACACCCTTTCTAAAAAAACCATTCTCAGTCATTTTACTCTTTTCACCCGACCTATCTCTTATAAATGGAGCATCAATATTAATATGAAACATATCCTTTATAATCTCACTTACATGACCATTTGTATTCACCTTTAATGGAAAATCAGTTGTTAATCTTACCTTTGTCCCTTTATTTTGTTTAATCAAACTCATATGATAATAATCTTCCTTTCCATCCACTGATATCAAATATTCATCATCGGGATTAATTTCACCTATGATTGTCCCTGTTACCCAGTTAGATTTACCCTTGGTTTTCTGAATTACACTTATATTTTTTGATGTGATCTGAATCGGTTTCTTACCACAACACGGCAGAGGTAGTAATTCTGGATGAATATCATCATGAATATATTGAACATTGTAAAAATTAATATCATCTCTCTTCTTTAGATCCTTGTTCCAATATGAATCACTATCAGGACGATTAGCCGGTCTACCACTTCTTTCCAAAATATAACGATCACCGTTATCTTCTTTCATTTCTTTAGACCACACAAATTGACGATACTCTACTTTTTTCTCACCATTCTCATCCAACTCAATCGGATGATATTTCTCTTTCGGATCTAATGGTATCTGATGTTTACGATCCCAGAACTTTGGACATATATAATAAATATCGGGTCTATCACCCCCTTTAATCATAACAGGCTTAGAATAACTTTTACCTTCATTCTTAAAACCCGTTTTATGATCAATTTCTTTTAATTCAGATAATGTCAGAGAGATCGGCTGTTTATCATGAGAAGCCTGACATTTATAAGCATAACCATCCTTACTTTTTCTCGTTTTATATGATATTAATCGCGGATCTTTCATCTCTAATCGCTTCACGTGATATCGTGAATTTGGATAATTTGATTCATCTTTCTCTTCTCTTACGATAGCAGGTTTACCTCCCCCAGCCATCCAGTCATCCATCTGTTCATATTCATCATCATCTGAATCATCATCTGAATCATCATCTGAATCATCGTCTACGGACCCATCGGGCCCATCAGGCCCATCGGGTCCATCAGGCCCATCGGGTCCATCGGGTCCATCGGACTCATCGGGTCCATCGGATTGAACTGGTAGAACTGGTTCTTGATAATCTGTCACGATATTTTTATTATGACTCGTTTTAAATAAATTATTAATCTCATCAGAAAAATCTTTCTTTTTATTAATCTTTTTCTCTTTATAAACTCCCATAATGAAATTAATCGTATTGATACATTCATGAATCTGACCAATCGTCTTAAAATTAAATAAAGATACCTTTATACGATCTAATACCTTCTCCACAATTACTGATATATTTTGTATCTCTTCACTTATTCTCAACGACTTTGTTAAACTAATTCTTAACCAATCGTCATAATTTTCTCTCGCTCGTTTCCTTGTCAGACCATATCTCTGTTCTAGTAATTTCAGAATAGAATTATCATCTAAACTTTTATTTTTACATAAAGTAATGAAATCAGTTAGATATTTGGGATTTTCATAATTATCACCATGATATAAAAGATGAATTTTATCATCATCATTAGAAATCATTATAAATTCAGTGTTCAATGATTGAAATAATTTAATTAATGTATTCATATGATAATCTGAAATTTCATAAATAAATGACATATCTATTCTCGAAGGAATATCTATCATCTTGGGGATTGTTATAATCGTATTTTTACATAGTTTATCAATTAAATGATTTGCTTTCGTAATAAACTGTTTTATTATCTTGTTTGTAAATTTTTCTAATCTCATTAATTTTTCACAATATAATTTCACCGAACCATCAATCGTTAAAACTAATGTCATATAATTCGTCGATTTATTATCATAGATTATGAATGATAATGAATTGGTTTTATTTATCGGTTTAGGTCTCGTAAATCCATCATGAAGATAAATATTACGATTCCATCTTTTAAATATATCCTTTGTTAAGGTTTTCTTACTATCATTCTCAAATTTAGTATTGATTAAATCTGTATAGAGTTTGACATATGAATCCATAAAATTATCATTCTGAATCCGTAGATAAGGAAACTCGTCGTTCACTGTAAAATCCCTGAATATTTTAAAAATATCTAATAATAGATTTTTTTGATTATTTTGATAAATTAAAGTTATCGGACGAACATCAGCCGGATTTTCATAATAATCAGTCTGTAATGATTTCTGAGTATCAATTAGAGCGATCTTCTTATCTATCTTATCAGAAAACGACGAGTCATGATAAGGAAAATATTTATTCAAATATCCATTCTTAAGTAAACTTTCATCATCGCGAAAAGATTTACTATGATCTTTAACATCCTCAATGGTACAAAAATATATATGATATACATTATCCACAACTAAACTGTTATAAATCGTATAATAATCGCCAGAATTTTTACTATTTCTTTTCACAGAACCATCTAAATTTACAAATCTATCATCAATCTTTTCATCCAAAAAAGGATGAGGATTACGGATACCACCCTTTCCTTTTGTTTCTAAATCAGAATAATTTAGACCTATCGGCTTTGTCTGTAATAATGATTTATTACCAGGAGAAAGATTGATCCAAGCATAAATATCCTTACCAGATAAATTATTACAACAATATTTAGATATCTTTTGTAAAATAATTTCACTCGTATCCGATAAATAAATACGAGACTTTATAATACGAAAACCGTTGATTGGTCCCGATTCTGGATCAAATAAATAACCTTCATTGTGTAAAATTTCATCCCTATTAGGTTTACCTAGTAAAGATTCCTTTACATGGAATACCTTTACCTGAATATTAGATTTATCATATAATAAATAAGGATCACTCATTAAGTTATAATAAGATTATAAAAAATATTTGATTTATAACGAATCAGTTAAATATTCATGGGAGTAGAATTTATATCCATCCCACAATAATTTACAGGATTCTGACTATAATCCTGAGGATGATAAATACCCGTTGAAGAAGCCTTTTCTAACAAATATTTCATATTATCCCAAAATAAAGGAGTATGTCCCGATTCTGGTGTCATGATATGAGATAATTCATGAATCGCTACAAACATAATAATATTATTATCTATGAACTCTTCCGTATCTTTTTCCCTAATACATAGTGATAATTCTTCGCCTTTATTTACAGAATACGCAACATAAAGAGATCCAGGAATATTCTCAGTAATATAATCAGAATTAAATGATTCCTTTAATTGTTGAATATATTCACCCTTTTCGGAATCTTTTTCATTTAAACTATCTATTAATAATTGTAATGAATTCCCTATCTCAGCTAATTTATTAGCAGCATCTTTCTTATCGGGTAAATTTCTTACATAGTATTTCTTATCATTAATAGAAGACTCAATCTTATCTAAATATAAACTCTTCCTGATAAAATTCATGTAAAAGAATATTCCAATCATACCTAAAAGTAACGCTGTTAATTCTTTCATTACTGACTTATCTTAGATATTATTTGTTTGATAAAATTTGATTGATTTACATAATAAATTTGATAAATTTACTATATAAAAATATATCATATCAATAAATTAAAAATGGATTATGTTTCTTTTCAGATCGTTGATATCATTAGCGATGATATACCTGACGACCAAAATAACAAATCATTCCTCGTAACCATCTATGGTATAGATGAAAACAATAATCGTATTGTTTGTCATGTTAAAAAATATTGTCCTTACTTCTATATCAAAATACCGACTAATTGGGACGAAAACGAAGTAAGACCTTTACTCAAAGAAATATGTGGCTTACAAATCGCAGATAATCCTAATCATAATCAAATCTATCCTTTCATCAAAAGTATCGAAAGATGTTTTCATAAAGAATTCTATGGACTAAAAATGAAAGATGATAGCATTAATGTATTCAATTTCTTAAAAATTTCATTAAAAACTCATGACGCAATGAAAAAACTTATCAGAGCCATCAAAAAACACTACAATCTTAATGAAAAAGATACGTCTAAGTTATCATCTTCGGCACAAGAAAGACTTAGTCAATGGAGAAAGACAGAAGTATCTGTTAATTGTGATTGTACTCTCTATGAATCAAGCATTCACCCCGTTATCAGATTCATTCATGATACTAAAATAGAACCCACCGGATGGATTAAGATAAAGATACTAGAAGGACAAACTAACCTATTTCCTTCTTGTAAACTAGAATATTTTACATCATTTAATGATATTGAACCTCTTAAAAAAAATGATCTAAGTTCATATCGTATCGCCAGCTTTGATATTGAGTGTGATAGTTCTCACGGAGATTTTCCTCAGGCAACAAAAGACTTCAAGAAATTATCTACAGATACATTTGATTCTTATCAGTCAATTCTTAAAAATATACCAGAAACTAGGAGAGACAATTTTAATGAAAAAATGTATGATAATATCAAAAGATTACTTCAATCAGGATTTACAGGTGAATTCTTCAAATCCACCTCAATCTGGAGTAACGCATCAATGAACCAAATTCATATCGTTGATAAACAAGAACCATCAGAAGAAGTTTATAATGATATTATTAATCTAATCAAAGAAACAAATATTAGCGAATATATCACTGACCTAGATATCAAGGGCAAAGATAGAGATTCACAAATTAATCAATTACAAGATATCATTAATAATGAATGTGAAAAGATTTTACTCAAAGTAGAAGGAGACCCAATTATTCAAATAGGTACAGTCTTCTATGATTATGGAACGGGTAAGACATTCCGTCATATCCTTGTCCTAGGCAACCAAGATAACTTACACGATAAAGAAATTTGTGATGATATAGAAAATATCAAAGTAGAACGCTGTAAAACAGAAAAAGAACTACTCCTTGGTTGGAAAAATATTATCAAAGATCAAGACCCTGATTTTATTACAGGATATAATATCTTCGGTTTTGACTTCAAATATATATATGACAGAGCAGAAGTATTATTCCCATGTTTAGATAAATGTAATGTTCCCTGGTGGCACGCCAAAGCATGTCCCATGAAAGAATTCCTTAATTTCGGTAAGATGAATTCAGATGAATTTCGGGCAAAAGATCATAAATGTAAGAAATGTGAAATTAAAACACAACAACTTAGTTCAGCAGCCTTCGGTGATAACACATTGAATTATATCACAATGGATGGACGAATCTTATTTGATATCCAAAAAGAAGTCCAAAAAGGACATAACCTTGAATCTTATAAACTTGATAATGTCGCCGCTCATTTCATGAGAGGTAAAATTAAAGATATCAATGATCACGATATTGTTGTATCCGATACAGGTAACCTGAAAGAACACGATTTTATTTCATTCAGAACTCATAGCAATATCGGAGAAGAATTATTCAATGAAGGCAAGAAATATGAAATCAGTAAAATTGACAAGAAAACAATTACTCTGACAGAACAATTAGAAATTGATTTACCGAATTATCATAAAGTAGAATGGTGTCTGAATAAAGACGATATTTCACCACAACAGATCTTTGATAAACATAAATATGAAGGATCTAAGGGTAGAGCAGAAGTAGCGAAGTATTGTGTTCAGGATTGTGAATTATGTATTCATTTACTCTTACTCCTAGATATTGTTCCGAATAACTTAGGTATGGCGAATGTATCCTATGTTCCAGCATCATTTATCTTTCTTAGAGGTCAGGGCGTCAAAGTTACATCAGTTGTAGCTAGGAAGTGTGATGAAAGAAATACTAGGATTCCAGATCTTAAGAAAATTCCACAACTAAAAGATTACATTAAGATGTATAAGAATGGTAAAACAAAACAAGAAATATTTGAACAGATCAAAGAAGACGCCGATTGGAGAAAACCAGAACCATATGAACTAGAAGACTGGTATAACAGAAGTGTTATCGCAGCCGAAAAGGGTATAGATGGATTCGAAGGAGCTATTGTCCTAGATCCCAAACCTGGTATTTATCTTGATGATCCTGTCGCTGTTCTAGATTATGCATCACTTTATCCTTCATCTATTATCGAGAAGAATATTTCACACGAAACTCATATTGAAGATCATTCACTCTTACCTCTCATCGGTCAGGATAATTATCATGAAGTTGAATATCAGAACTGGATTTATATTAATACAGGAAAAGGTGATACAATAGAAAAGAAATTAGGAGATGGTACCACTAAATGTTATTTCCTTAAACCCGAATATATGAAAGAGAAAGGTATGGTCAGTGATGAGGAACCCCTGGGTATTATTCCTTCAGTTCTGAATCATCTTTTGACAGCAAGATCGGCGACTAAGAAACTAATGAAAGAAGAAAAAAATGAATTCAAAAAGAAAGTTCTGGACGGTCTACAATTAGCATACAAAGTTACGGCTAACTCTGTTTATGGTCAACTTGGGGCAAGAACAAGTACTATCTTTAAGATGAATTTAGCAGCATGTACTACATCTGTTGGAAGATCTAGGATTGATGACGCTTCAAACGGTGTCGCGGAATGGGCACTTAAGAAAGGATATCCATCGCCCGATGTTATTTATGGGGATACAGATTCGGTCTTTGTTAAATTCAGTCGTATTAAAGATGGAAAAACTCTTGTGGGCAAAGAAGCTCTCAAACATTGTATTCAGTGTGGTCAAGAAGCCGGAGAATATATTACAAAAAATATCCTTTGTCACCCTCAAGATCTAGAATATGAGAAAACATTCTGGCCATTTATCCTGATCTCTAAGAAAAGATATACGGGTGATAAATATGAATTTGATACCGAGGATTGTAAACGCACCTCAATGGGTATTGTTCTTAAGAGGCGAGATAACGCTCAGATAGTCAAACACGTTTTTGGAAATGTTATTGAGAAGATCATGATTGACAAAGATTTTAAACTGACATTAGATTGGCTCAAAGAAACTCTTCAGATGATTCGAAATGGGGAATTCTCAATGAGATATTTCGTTATTACGAAAGCATTAAGAGGTTACTATAAAAATCCAAAGGGTATCGCTCATAAAGTTCTGGCAGACAGAATGGCAGAAAGAGATCCGGGTAATAAACCTAAAGCAAATGATAGGATTCCTTACGCTTATATTGATACGGGATCAACTAAACAAATTATCGGTTATAAAAAGATTAAAGAAAGAATACCCAATGGATTTTTCAAAAATGGTAAACCTAAATTTAAAACTATCATGATAGATGATTTAGAACAACCTAAGTATAAAAAAATAAATATCTTACAAGGAGATAGAATTGAACATGTAGACTATATTAAAGAAAAGAAACTTGATCTTGATTATGAGTTTTATATTACAAATCAGATTATGAATCCAGTAAAACAAGTCTTGGACTTAGAGATGGATTCCAAAGAAACAGAAGAATTATTTTCTAAATGATCATTATATATATATGATCGGTGGAGCGTCAAAGATTCAGAAGATGTTTAAATCGGGGAATATGGATACAATGATTAGTTTATTTGTGATGGCTATCTTAATCATTTTATTAAGAACGTATATTGTTCAGATTACATATAATATGATGTGGCCGAAGGTAGTTATGAATTCGGGTGGAGATACTTCTCAGTTTACTCCTCTAACTTTTTATGAATCTTTGATGATGGTTATTTTATTCTCATTCTTGTTCGGATTTTGAAGAAAACTAAATTTAATTCTATATTATTTTTTTCTATTATAGGGTATAAAAAATATGGGAGGAGGATTAATGCAGCTTGTCGCCTACGGCGCTCAGGATATTTACCTTACGGGTAACCCTCAGATCACTTTCTTCAAGGTTGTTTACAGACGGCACACGAACTTCTCCATGGAGACGATTCAGCAGACGGTTAGTGGCACGAGCTTGTGTGCAGGTGGTTCGGGGACGGTTACCCTTTCCCGTAATGGAGATTTAGTAACATCTATATATGTTACTACGAACACGTCGGGCGTCCATCAGGGATCGGCTATCGTCAAAGAAGCTGAGCTCGAGATTGGTGGCCAACTCATTGATCGTCAGTATGAAGAATGGAATGATATTTGGAATGAACTTACTATTCCAGATTCTAAAGCAAGAGGTTTCAAGTGTATGATTAGTGATATAGGGGAGTCTGGAGTTACGGGCGATGCCTTTCATACAACAAAACACGGTGTCGGTATGGTTCAGATTCCTCTTAACTTTTGGTTTTGTCGTAACCCTGGTCTCGCTTTACCGTTGATCGCTCTTCAGTATCACGAGGTTAAGATTATTTTCTCCTGGGGGAAATTCAGTACTGTAGGAGCAGAGGCTAACTGTAAAGTATGGTGCGATTACATTTATCTCGATACTGATGAACGTCGTCGTTTCGCCCAGGTTTCTCACGAATATTTAATTGAACAAATACAAAAACAGGGAGCCGCCGGCACGAAAAGCACTGATCTTAGATTTAACCACCCTGTTAAAGAGCTCATCTGGACTTCGGCGTTCAGTAATACGTACGGTTCCGCTCAGCTCAAATTTAATGGACACGATCGTTTCGCTCCTCAGGAAGAGGAATATTTCCAGCTCCGTCAACCTTACCAATTTCACACGGCTATTCCTGGGCAAAATTTACCCCTCGTGTATGCAGCCACTCACGCAACTTTTGTGAATGTTGCAGTACTCAACCAGCCCACGGGCACTCAAATCGAGTCCGGCAACGTGTTCACGCTGCTGCCCATATCGTTCGCCGCCATTAATTTCACGGGCGGCGGGCAGGTGCCCTTGGCGGGTCAATGTATTGTTTCACAGGGTGGTACGGGTGAACCTCTCGCTGATGTGACCGCCGCCGTTACGGTGCAGGGCCAAATCGAAACACCTACGACCCTTATTTATACTTTCATAACCACGGACTTTGTTGAGATACCCAACGTGGGTGATGAAGTGCTGATTACAGTAACAGGTACGGAGGCAGCCAACACGGAGACCGACCCATCTAAGACATTCGTCATCCACACTCATGTCACGCAAGCTCATGTTGGGTCTTTGAAGGCCGGGTTAACCAGCGCCAATAATATCCATTTCCAATTTGACGATGCGCTTCTTGAGAGGGCAGCGTTAGGAGCAGAGGTAGACGCTGCCACCCACTTCACGATCACGAATTTTGAGATTAGATCCGGACAAGGCGGTTATGGCATGTGTCGTACTGGTAAGATGAGTAAGAAGATTAATGTCTACTCCTTTGGTCTCAAGCCCGAGGAGCACCAACCCTCTGGAACCTGTAACTTCTCCCGTATTGATACAGCTATCCTTGATACAACTGTCTCACTTTCAGCGTCTGATAACATCTACGCCGTTAACTACAACGTCTTACGGATCATGTCGGGTATGGGCGGCTTAGCATACAGTAATTAAATTAATATTTTATCATAAGATCATTTTCAAAAATAATATAAATCAATATTATTTAAGATCCATAAAAACGAATTAGTTTAATTGTATCAAAATTTTTTTCTAAACTAAGGTATAAAAAATATGGGAGGAGGATTAATGCAGCTTGTTGCCTACGGCGCTCAGGATATTTACCTTACGGGTAACCCTCAGATCACTTTCTTCAAGGTTGTTTACAGACGGCACACGAACTTCTCCATGGAGGCGATTAAGCAGACGTGGAACGGAACTTCCAACACTAGTGGTCGTTGCACCGCGACTATTTCTAGAAATGGTGATTTAGTCTACAGAATGTATTTAGAACTAAGCGGTGACTCCGAAGCGGGAGACAAAGGAAGTAATTTTGGATCACATTTTCTCACTAATATTGAACTAGAAATAGGCGGTCAAAAGATTGACAAACATAGTGGTCTGTGGATGGAAACATGGGCGGAATTAACCGAACCTAACCCATCGGGTCTTGTCGGTGGACTGGGGGCAACTAATGGAACCAATTTTCAAAATATGTCGGGTATGGGTGGCGTAGCATATGCTGACACGGGTCCGAACGGGCGTTTTTTTGTCCCATTACAATTCTGGTTTTGCCGAAACCCTGGTCTCGCTTTACCACTTATTGCCCTTCAATACCATGAAGTTAAAGTTATCCTTGAACATAAATATGACCTTGGTTTGACCTCTGGACTAGATAATAGTTTATGGTGTGATTACATTTATCTTGATACTGATGAAAGACGTAGATTTGCTCAAGTTTCTCACGAATACTTAATTGAACAGATTCAAGAACAGTCTTTGTCTGGGGGGGATGGAGCAAAATCTCATAATTTAAATTTTAACCACCCGGTAAAAGAATTAATTTGGGTTGACAAGGGGACAAAATGGGACCAGGCCGCCGGCGACGGCAAGGGTACCTTAACTGTTCTTAGTTCAGATAATACCGCCACATATAAACTTACATTAAATGGACACGATCGTTTCGCCGCACGTGATTCTAGATATTTCACTAGAACTCAGATTTGGGAACATCACTCTGGTGCGGGGGGGTTGAACTCGGATGCAACCGCCGCCACCTCTGGGTCCTTCACAGGTTCAATCGCCGTCTACTCTTTCGCCCTCAAACCCGAGGAGCATCAGCCATCGGGAACCTGTAATTTCTCCAGAATTGATAATGCTCAGTTAGTTGTAACGGGAACCTCTATAGCCGACACTATCTTCGCCGTTAACTACAACGTCTTACGTATCATGTCTGGTATGGGTGGCTTAGCATACAGTAATTAAATTTACTCTTTATCTTCTAAGATAACTTTTCATAAAATAATAAACAAAATATTATTTAAGATTCATACAAATGAATTAGTTTAATTTCGTCAGAATTTTTTTCTAAACTAAGGTATAAAAAATATGGGAGGAGGATTAATGCAGCTTGTTGCCTACGGCGCTCAGGATATTTACCTTACGGGTAACCCGCAGATCACTTTCTTCAAGGTTGTTTACAGACGGCACACGAATTTCTCCATGGAGGCTATTGAGCAGACGTGGAACGGAGACGAAAAGAGTGCTTCGGGGCGTGCCACGGCCACTATTTCTCGCAATGGTGATTTAGTCTACAGAATGTATTTCGAAATTACTGGTACTACCACAAGCAGTATGCCAATTGATATTGCTGCTGTGGCAATTACAGATGTTGAATTAGAAATTGGTGGTCAGAAGATTGATAAACATACTGGTCATTGGATGAATGTTTATTCATATTTAAATGAACCTAATCCATCCGGATTATGTGGTGATCATTTGGCGGGGAATGGAACATTATTCCAAAATATGAGTGGTATGGGCGGTGTTAGCAGTGCTGGCGGCTCCGATGCCCTCAAGCATTTTGTTCCTCTTCGGTTTTGGTTTTGTCGCAATCCCGGACTCGCTTTACCATTAATTGCCCTTCAATATCACGAGGTTAAAGTTATTTTAAATCATACAATTGGCGGCACCGCCAATTACACGACCGCCACTAATAAATTATGGTGTGATTATATCTACCTTGACACTGATGAACGCAGACGCTTCGCCCAGGTTTCTCACGAATACCTCATTGAACAGGTACAACAAGGTAGTCTTACTTCTGGAACGGGTGACCTTAACTTCAATCATCCTGTTAAAGAATTAATTTTCACGGTTAATGGTACCAATGTTGTGACCCCCCTCACTGGTTCAGCGATTCAGCTTAAATTAAACGGACACGATCGTTTTTCTCAGAGAGATTTCAGATATTTCACTAGAACTCAGATTTGGGAACATCACTCTGGCACGGGTGGTATGAATGCTACGGGTGATCTTTCGTCAGCGCCCTTATCGGGAGCATTTAATGATGGTATTGGCGTCTACTCTTTCGCCCTCAAACCCGAGGAGCATCAGCCATCGGGAACCTGTAATTTCTCCAGAATTGATAACGCAAGATTAGAATCAACCGGTGGAAACGCGACCGTAATCTTCGCCGTTAACTACAACGTCTTACGGATCATGTCTGGTATGGGCGGCTTAGCATACAGTAATTAAATTTACTTTTTATCTTCTAAGATAACTTTTCATAAAAATAATAAACAAAATATTATTTTAAGATCCATAAAAACGAATTAGTTTAATTGTATCAAAATTTTTTTCTAAACTAAGGTATAAAAAATATGGGAGGAGGATTAATGCAGCTTGTTGCCTACGGCGCTCAGGATATTTACCTTACGG